GCCGGGATTCTTTTTCGTAGTACAACCCAATGAGAGTGTCGGTAACGCCGAGGGAACGGTTCTTGGAAATCTCTATCACCACATCGTAGTCCATCAGTTCCATCACCCGCTGCGCCCCAAAGAAGTCACGCGCCCTGCGCTCAAAGTCGTTACCTACGCGGTGTGAGATAAGCAGGTTGTCGCAGAGGTTCGTGAGGTTTGCCGTGCCAGCGATGGATTCCTTGCGGAGAAGTTGGAACGATTGCTCCTTACGAGGGTGGCAGACCAAGATTGCGTGGATGTTCTCTTTCGTGCAAAAGTTCTTCAAATCTTTAATCATCTTCGTCTCCTTCTCGTTTGAAGAACCCTGCGTATCATCAAGGTCGAGGGCCATAAGGTTGTCAAGCAGAATGAGCCTCACGCCCTTCTCCTTGACTATCTCCTTGATGTCCTCAAGCAACTGCCCCCACGCACCATCGTAGTCATTGTTGTAGAGCCAGAATTTCCCGTCAAGCCAAGCGTTGATTTTGTCGCAGACCGACTTCGGGGCGTAATACAGATTCTCAAAGCCCTGCTTTGGAATCACATTCGCCTTGCCAGCCGCCATCTGGTCGAGCCAACTCTGGAATCGAAATCCCTGCAACTCCTTCGACCAAGCGGCAACGGGAAATCCCCTTTGAACCGCGTTGAGGATGAAGTGGTCAAGGATGGTAGTTTTCCCAGCACCAGAAAGGCCAGATAGGATGGTGACATCGCCGAGGGCGAAGCCCATTATCTTCTTGTCGAGTTCAACGATGCCAGACGGGATAACGACTATCTGCGAAGGGTCAATCCATTTGATGTCGCCCATAGATAGCCACTTCTTGCCCCTCTCGTCCTCTTTAATTGGCTCGATGGGTTGCCGCACCGTCTGGGAGTTGTACGCTCGTTTTTGTCGGTGTTCCTCGCGGAATTGGCGGTCATAGGCCGTTGGGTCGAAACGAAGCCGGAAGTCGTGCCAAGTGTATTGCTGGCAGGAGTTGTGAAGGCATCGAAATCCGACCGCGCCGGAATCCATCTTGAACAGAGCCGCGTCTGGCGCTTTGTGGTTCGGGTCGAACGGGCAGCACTCCAGCACCAGCTTCTCGCCACCTTGAAAGCGCGACCGTTTGACGATGGAAATGTTGTGTGCGTTGACGAAGCTATCAAGGTCAAAGGATTCGCGGGAATACCCGTTCTGTCGGCTCGGCTGCTCCGGCTTCGGTAGCATCGCAGCGACCTTCTGGATATACGCCTTGTCCGTTACCTTATACTCGTCCGGCACATCCACGAAGGACGAAATGCGCTGCGGCCTTTCCGCCGTGTTCACACCCTTGTTGGATGTCGTGCCAATCAGCTTGGATATGCGGCTTGCATTGAAAACGGATGTGTCAATGGTAGCAACATCGTTGCTGAAAAGCATATCCAACGCCAGCAGGAAGTCGCGGATTAGATTCGCGTTCTCAACCGAATTGGCAAGGTAAATCTTGTAGAGCAGATGATAGCCATTGGCGGAGAAAGCGACAACGGGCTTCTCGAACCCCTGCGTAGCGAGGAACTTGTAGACCTTCGTAGCGAGGTAGTAAGCACCTTTCACCTCATCGTCCGATGCGTTGGTGTCGCTCGGTCGCTTCGGGTCGATGTCAATCAATAGGGTTGTGCGGCACTCGATGTCCGTGTCCGATGTTGTTGACTTCGGGGATTGGAGAATCGTGTTCGTCTGGCTTCTTCCCCAGCACGATTTCTTGACCTCGTTGATTGTCGCGTAGATTCCGTAGCCATCGTATTGCCGGATGGCGTTGATAAGGCTTTCCACATCGGCGAAGTAGCCGGAGAATGTCTTTTTGCCGCCACCGAGAACCCGAATCTCAACGAGGGGGTTGTCCTCCTTGAACAAACTCCACCATCGTCTTACGGAAGGTTCGTCAATCATATTTTATTGTGGTCTGGGTCGTGATTGGTTTCCGGCAAAGATTCCCGCGCTCGCGTCCTCGCCGTAGTCGGGAAGCTGGTTGAGGAAAGTTCCGAAGTTCTTGAGGAAGCATTGCCCGTCCGTGCAGTCGCGCACATATCGGTCAATGGTGTAGATGAGTTCGGCCTCGGAGTGAACCTTGAGGAGCTTGCGGATTTGAGCCTTGTTTTTCGCGCACTTTCCCGTGGCCGTACCTCTAACGGGGCATCTGGTAGGATATTGGGCGTAGATTCTCTCGACCGCATCTTCTCCAACCTCGCGCTCCTTCTCCTCCGTTGCCGCGACCGCTTCATTGATAATCTCCTGCACGGCCTCGCCCGTGTGTACGGAGATACTTCTTGCGATGAGATATGCGAGGATTTGCATCTGCCGTTCCATTACGCTCTGTCGTTTTTCTCGTCCGTCATATCCTCCGGCAGTTCACCGCGCTTCTCCCAATGCTTGCAGAGGCCGTAACACGCACCTCCGCTTGCAAGGATGAGAAGGATGAGCCAATTCTCATTCGTGCCATCCTCAATGCTGGAAACAAAGGAGAAAGCGGAAATGAGACACGCGAGGATGAGGATTGCGAGAATCCATTTGTGAATCGTTTTCATTACTCGTGGAGTACGGATTTGATGTTCACGACCTTCTTCTCAATTACCACGAGTTCTCCGTCCTCGATTCGATAGCCGAGGTTGTAGAGGTGCTTGATAATATCCCTCGGAGAAATTGATTCCAGAGACCGCTTCCGCGCTTCGGCAAGCTGCTTGCGTAGCGATTCTATCTCCGCGTAGAGAGACCTGTTCTGCGCCTTGAGATTGTCGATTTCCGAATCTGGTTGAGGTTCTGGTTTCTTGGCGATACCCCCCCCGGATTCCGTCATCGTTTTGCTCTGGAATAGAACTGCGATGGCTTTGGGTGTGCGACCGAACATTTCCGCGATTTGCGGATAGGTTGCGCCTTGCTTCCGCAGCAGCTTGATTTCCTCAAGTTCCTGCTGCGTGTAGTGCTTTCCTCTTGACATAAGACTTGCAATTAGTGATAAAACAAAACCCAGACGCACGGAATCGAACCGTGGAGAATGTGAAACCCGTCCTCGCACCCAACCATCTGGGGTTAAAAAACATCGTGTCCGAGGGGAGAATTGAACTCCCACTACCGTAGTAACCAGCTCCTTGGGCTGGCGCGTCTACCATTTCCGCCACTCGGACAAATTGCGGGTCTGTTCCCCGCCGCCAGCAACTGCCGGGAATGAAAAGTATGATTATTAGGCTGACCTCTCACTCCAGAATAAGCGACTGAATCATTAATGGGCATCGCAAATCCCTTATTCCCGACCTACCCAAGACCGCGTATCGTGCCAATACCCGCGCATTCCGTCAACCGCCCAATACAATACAACACAACGTATGAAAAGCGTATTGCCTACGGAAATCCAGAATAAAAAGGGGCGGACAATGGCAAACCGCCCCTTGAGAGCCGCGCCCGACACACATCACATTTACCCTCCGAATTTCCGGGATTTTGGTTTTTAGAGGTTAATGTTAAAAATGGTTGCGGCTCTAATTGGGAAGCGAGTTGACGCGCAACAGAGGGACTAACCCCTCAATCCCTTTCTTGTTTACTTCACGAATCGCCTCCAATAGTATCTGCTTACCCATCGGGCAAAGCTCGTTGGCAAATTGGGTGAGAAAATCCACCATAATGCCATTGTTGCCACCGCCAGCCGAACTCATTTCGACTTGCCGCTCCGGGGTAAGCGCACCAGCGAAAAGCATCACGGCGCAGTCGAGACCGCTATCCTTTGCTTCCCGCATTATTTTCATTATCTGCTCAAAGAGAGGTTCAATCCTCTCCGTCAATTCCTTTGCTTGTCATCCTTCTTTTTCGCGCCTCCTGCGAGGATTCCTTTGATGGCTATGAGCTTCGCTGCTTGCATAAACATCTTCTCGTATCTGTGGTCATCGGTAGCGAACTCAAGCATAAGGTCAACGATGTCGCCACCTCTGCCGCAGACCATAATAGAGTGATGTTCCCCATCGCCAGCAAGGACGATTGCGGCGCAGCCCTCCTTGTCTTTCGTTTCGTCTTGAATCTTTTGAATCAGCGGGCTAATTTCGTCCAGAAATTCGGTGTTACCCCCCCCATTTTCGGGGTTTCTTTTACATTTTCTTCCATAGTGTTATTGATTTGGTTTTAAGATTGATTTTTCATCCACTATCACAGACTTCCCATCCGGGAGCGATACGACATACTCCACTCTGTGAATGCCCGTAATTTTACCCGTTTCTACGCGGGAGACCGCGTTCCAAGAAACGGTATCGCCGATGTTGTGGGGCATAGGCTAAAAGTTTGACATTGTTTGCTCGAACTGCTGCTCCGTTATCCGCCCTTCGAGCAGATTCCAGATAACGTTCTTGACCGCATCATATACCTTCTCAAACTCCGCCTCGTCCATCGAACCGAAGGCGAGGGACTTGGGGACTTCCACGAACTGCCGCAATCTGGGATTGTAGTAGACCTCGTAGAACCCAGCCGCGACCGTGGCGTAGGCGCGGAATCCCTCTACCGAGCGAAAACCGTTTTGAGTGCGCTCCGGCAATAGAGAGAATCCCGCGTTTATCAAGGCGAAAAACTTTTTGTGGAACTTGTAGTTTCGCACAAGTTTGATTTCCGCCTCGTACACCTCGCCATTTTTCAGTCGCTTCTTCTCCTCATAGTCATCGTCATATAGAGGAACGAGGCCGTGCGGAGTATTGAGCAGGTTTATTTTCATCGTCCTTCGTTATCAAACGGCAGGTCATTGGGGTAGTTCGCCGGGTCGAGTTGGTATGCCATCGGAGGCTGCTGCTGGGCAGCTTGTCCCATCGGCGGCATTGCGGGTGCGCCCGGAGGTACTTGTGGCGCTGGCTGCTGACCCTGCCAATAGGTCTGCGGGGCTGGCCCTTGCGCCACATAGGGTTGCCCCTGCGGATAACCTTGAGGATAGGCTGGTTGAGGCGTGTTCGGATAGCCCTGCACCATAGGCGGCTGCTGGGGCTGCGCCGCACTCTGCGGGCGAGAACCGCAAAGCTGGATGGTGTTTGCGCGAATCCGCTTGCGCGTCTGCGTCTGGCCGTTCTGGTCTTGCCACTTGTCGGTCTTGATTTTACCCTCAACCAGAACGCTCGTACCCTTGAGGAGATACTGCGCGAGGTTTCCCGGATTCCAATACTCGACATCGTGGTACTCCGTGTCCTCCCCGATAGTGCCATCCGCCTTCTTGAATCGCTCGGTAGTTGCAACGGAGAACGATGCGACAGACGAGCCTCCCTGCAACTGACGAACCTCTACATCTTTCGTCAAGTTGCCTTGAATGATAATTCTCTGGTAACTCATTGTTAGTAAATCTGGTATAAAACGATTTTGTTTTTCTTTGCGAAGGCCACTTTGTAGCCCTTGATTTTCCTATCCAGCTTCTCCGCCTCTCTGCGCTTTTCGTCACGAAGTTTGCGAATAGCGGCCTTCAAGGTCTCGTCCCTTTCGTTCGCGGCATCCTCGGTGAAAGTGTACTGCTGGTCTCGGATTTGCCGCAATTCACGCTGGAGCGATTCGACCTCGATTCTGTACCGCCTACCAATATCGCGGAGCTTCGTGTCTTTCGCGTAAATCTCCCCAGAAGCCCTTGTCTTGTAATGGCATTTCAGCCCATATCGCTGCATTACATCAATGAACCGGGAGCGCGACATCACGAAGTTGTCATTTGGTTCTTCGCGGTCGAGGGTCTGAAAGATGAGAAGTTCGTAGCAATAGGTTGTCTCACCCTCTACAAACCTCGCCTTCATCGGGAACCTCGCTATCGCCCACGGCTGACCCTTTTTCTCTAATTCCGCTATGGTCTTGAACGGGTCGCCGTAGGGGATAACGGGGCGAGGGTCGGGCTTTTTTCTGGCCTTCTTCTTTGGTGTCTCTTTAGCCATCCTTGTCTGGTTTGAAAGATACGGATGCCGCGACAAGCGAAGTCTTTGAGCATTGTGTATAAAGCTCCG